ATTCGGAGCTTGGGAACAACCCCAGCCGGCCACTTCCCTGTCGTGACCGCCGGTTTGCTGGTCGTCGAGCTGCAGATGAAGCAGCCTTCCGGGACAAGGAATTCCACGACCATCCCTTGCCGAGGGGAGCCATAGCGCATGTAGAACTCATTGTAGAGGTTGACGTTGAAGATGATGGCGTTGGGGAAGGGGATGACATAACGGTTATTGACCACCAGTAGGTCATGCGTGTACTTGTCCTTGCTGACCTCAAGAGCGGTTACCCGCAACAGCTCCCCCTCGGCCTCGGCGTCTTCCACGGCCAGGATGCGGAACGGCTTGAGGGGGTAGTCCTCTGTCACGATCGCGAATTGGGCAAACGCGGGGGCGGGGTCGATCACACCCGCCTGGTTGGTCAGGATATTGGCAGGGTTGGCATTTCCTCTCACGATCAGCTGTTGAAGCCCGGAGTAGGTTTGTAGCTGCAGGGTATGGTTGACCCCAAACTCCAGCGGGAGGGCGTCACGCAGGTGGATCTCATCCCCCTGGATCCTCTCTACACGGCCGGTGTACATGGTCCAGAGCATGTCTGGGTCGGCGATATACACGATCTCAAACGGCTCAAAAAGGCTGCCCAGACGGGGGACGCTGAAGGTTACCGTGGTGACCTCGGTGTTGGCCACGATCAGCCTCCACATGGCCCTCCGGATTGCCTCGTCCTCATCCGTGCATCCGATGGCGACAAAGTCGAGGGGCACCCGGCCGTGTTTGGCCCGCAGTTCCTGCCCGTAAGGGTCGCTATCCTCTGGCACCTTCCGTCTATCCTCCACCCACCCCAATGAGGGATTGATGAAGGACACGGTGATGTCGTTATAACGGGTTGAGACGTCGGCGAAGCTATACTGAAATCCATCGGCAGTAATACACTCAGGGGTCAGGAGAATCGTCGGCTCCTGCCAGATATCCACCTTGAGGCTGATCACCCCGTTACCGTCGTCGTACCAGACTGCGTCGAAGCTCCCGGCCAAGTAGTCGAGGACCTCGCGTGCCGATTGGTTCTCGGCAAAGATACCATTGAAGGTATAGCGCTTCTGCAAGGCACCCCCGGAGGTTGCCACAGACTCATTGCAGTACAACCCTGCGCGGTAGACGTCGGCTGTGTCGATCGTCACCATCGGGGAGTGGGCCCGCAATCCATAACGAGGATTCATCACCAGGTCGTAGAAGACCCACGCCGGGTTGTTACTCCAGGATTGCTTGAAGGTCCCATCCCAAGAACCATCGAAGGCGGCCGTGCCGATCTGGCCAGGGTCGTAGTTAACGGGGACGCTGATGATTTTGGTGTCATAGACACCGGAGAACTCCGGAATACTACTGAACTGGTCAGAGGATTTACCGCTGACATGGACCATGGCGAGGTTGCTATGCTGAAGGGAGTTAGCCGTCATGCACTGGTAACTCTCCCAGGAGAACTCTGCCAGGAGTTTTTCAGTGGTGGTCCCCCCCACATAATCAGGGCTGTGCTTCGTTATCCGAATCTCCCAGTCATCGTCAGGATCGGGGTCCACTTCAGGAAGCACCAGAGAGTAGTCGTGGACCCACCCGGAGGTGGTCTTACCAGTCTTTACCAGGCAGCCGTAGGAGGAATTGTAGTCGTCCCCCTGATAGTTGATGTAGGTAGTGTCAGGCGCCTTCGCCTTCTTGTACTCGATCTGGTAGACCAGAGTATTGTTGAACACCCCGGAGTCGTTTTCGTAGTAGAGCTGGGTGATGACCAAACGGACTTCGATCCGTTTGATGCGCCCCCGGAGCTCCGCCGGGGTAACCCGTTTCACCGGGTATGCGTGGGTGACGGAGACTCCTACGTCCTCGGTGTTACTCTGGCCGCCAGAGGCTGTCAGGTCGATCACGGCCGGGGTATCCTCTCCCCGATACAGGGTGGCATTCAAGTCGCTGAAGTTGTCAGCGTTATCCCGGTTTCGCAGGGGCACATCCCCCACCAGGAAGCTGCGGAAGTCATCCCCTACGATAGGGTCGAGGCCCTCGGGGGTTGCCAGGCCCTGGATGGGGCCTTCGCAGAGGGCCAGTACCAGCTCCACTTTATCCCGGGAGAAGAGGTTATCGCTGGTGTTGGTACGGGTTTGCCCTTGCGGCTTACCGCCGGCGCCGCGGAGGACCTTATTCTGGGACATAGTCTTCAGCATCCACATCAAAGGAGAGGAAATGCCCACCAAGTTTCACCTGGCCATAGGCCAAAGGGATTCCGGTGCCGGCGGCGACAGTATTCTTGGTGGAGGAGAGGAACCGGCTCCGCTTGTCTCCCGAGGTTGGGTCGGCCTTCGGGGCCTTGCTCAGGTGCTGAAGAACCCCACCCAGTACCATTGAGACACCCAGGTTGAAAAGCATGCTGGCCACAATCCCCCCCTTGGCCAGAGGTACTAACCCCAAGGCTCCTGGGAGGGTGAACGCTGCAAAAATGAGGAGCGCTCCGATGACGATCTGACGCGCGCTGCCGCCGCCGGCGCCGAGCATCACAGGGTTGACTGTCAGGGTTGAGTTAGCCGGTAGGGGGAGATCAAAGTCGGTGTGGTAGTAGAGGGGATCTACCCGCACGATATGCTTCCTTCCGTCCTCCTTACGAAAACCGGGGAAGGTAGAAAGCAAGCGCAGGGCCTCACGTCCAGTCCTGGCGGCCACCTTCACCCCCTCCGGGTAAAGTCTCTCAAGGTACCCCGTTAGTTTGATCGTTATCATGCTGCAGGACCACCCCATCTTCAACGTAATAGCACCGGATGTCCTCCGGTGCCCCTACGATATAGTGCCACAGGTCAGGGTATTGCAGGTAGAGGTGATAATCTGGGATAGAGAGATTGCCGCCGGTGCAGGGGTGGGTGTGCCATGTGGCAATTGGCCCGAGCGCCTCAACCTCAGAGGCACACATCTCAAAACCATTGCTAGGGTCAGGGTGACGGTTGGGGAGTTCGACCACTGCGCCATCAGGGAGAATGACCCCGCAGCGCTCACGGTGAGGGTTCCAGAAGGCAGCGAGCTTCTGCTCCAGAGGGGTTGAGATCATAGCTCCATGACTCCTGGACGAAGGTGAGGAGGGAGGAGATCCAGCAGGCTCTGGGTTCCCTGACGATCGCGGTTGGCTTTGGCGATATCCGGGTGTCGAACGATCAGAGAAAGCCTCTGCTGCCACCTGGGGTCTAGAGTGTCGTGACTGCTCGCCTTGCGGTAGAGGTGATGCAGGAATTTCCCCCCGTGGGTGGCAACCCCGACATGGTTGATGCTTCTCGACCCAACCATGAACAGGAGGCCATCCCCTGGCTCAAGGAGTGGTAAGGGGATATTGAGGATCTCGAAGCCCTCCCGCCGGAAGTTATCACGGAGCAGGTCGAGGCCTCCGTCGTCAAAACCGATGGGGCGGGCGTAGTTCCGGAGTGCCAAACCATACTCCCTCCGATAGAAATCGCGGACAAGTCCGTAGCAGTCATCGAGACCGTCCCGGTAAGGACGTCCCACGTAGCGGTTGAAGCTCATGCTCTTACCTCAAGGTCACGTAGGGAAACTCAGGAGGGAAGAACTGCCGGCATGGTAGGGTGTAATCCTGTCGATCCATGGGGGCCCGGAGCTCCAGTATAATGGCATCCTTGCTCAGCGAAGCAATCTTGGAGATGTCCCAGAGGTTCCTCAGGTACGAGACCCTACCATCGTGGAGATCCTGCAGGAGAACCCGGTAGCGTATCACGCTCCCTTGATATACCCAGCCGGAGTTAGCCGCAAAGGAAAATGCTCCGTTCAGGTTCGCCATCCGCAACTGGGGGCGGTTGGATTCCCCTGTGGTCTTGACGCCGTACCCGGCCAGCTCGATTGCCCAGTTCTCCCAGTCACAATCATTCCAACGAACGTTGGGGTGGTTGGTGAACCGCAGCACCGACGAGGGGTTGATCCTGACCTCGAAAAGCTCCACATAGGGCTCTGGCGTGAGCTCCTTGGCGGTCCTTTGATGCGCCTCCAGATCCACTCCACGTTGCATTACAGCACCTCCATCAGTCGTACCATCACTGGTTCAGTCCAGCCATTACCCCGAGGAATTCCTTGGGGTGAGACAAGCTCACCGGCGAACCGTACCAGCAGTCTTCCACACAAGGGGTGTTCATACCAGAAGGTTTCTGTATTCCTATGCAGGCTATAGAAATACTCCAACCGGTTGAGGTTGTCCCCGGGGAGGGTTTGCCAGTCCAGTTTACCCGCCGGGGTCAGCCTCCGCAGCATGGTTGCGAAGCTTAGCGTCAACGTTCGGGCCTCTGGCTTGGCTGGCCGTACCCGGAGTTGGTAACCGCCCCCCAGGGGGATGTTAACCCCTTCTGGAGCGTACTGTATCTCAAG